AATTTATTAACACCTATAGTTGACTTAAAAAAAGGCACTAGTATTAAAGTATCTATTACATTAGAAGTAAGAATATATCGCCCAATCAAAACTGGTAAAGAAGCATTAGAAAGAGTTAAAGAAAATGTTAAAGTATCATGTAAAAATAGAAGAAATAAGATAAAAGGAATGTTAAACAATGCGGTTTCAAGAAAAATTTTCAAAATAGAGAAAACCCCTGGAAGATATATTACTAATTTTAAAACAAAAAAAGGTGGTAGAAAAATAAAAAAGAAAACTAAAAGAAAACCTATAAGAAGAAGATAATTACTCTCACATTTATTACTTAAACTCTAGAATATCTTGAACCTTTGATAAGAATTGTTCTTGTAATTCTTGTGGAATTTCATTAAAATCAATTAATTTTTTATTAATTTCATATAATTCTCTACTATTTTCTTGAGTTAATTTTTCTTGAAATAATTTTTCATCTTCATAGTATTTTAGGGCTGTTTTTATTCCACATTTTTTAAATATACTATTAATATTATCACTCTTATCTCCCATTACAATTTTACAAAATAAGTCTTTCTTTGGATCTCCGCTCCATTTATTATTTTCTGCCAAATTTTTGTATTTTAAATCATAAATCTTTACATTACTATCATGTAATTGTAAATAATCCATATCATTTGCTATAATATAAATATTATCTTCTGGATTTTGCTTTAAATATTTTGTTGAAATAGCAATACAATCATCTGCTTCCAATGTTTCATGTGATAGAATAGGTATTTTCATTGTTTCAACTAATTCTAAACCTAACTTGAAGAACGGACCGCCCATAAATGTATCATCATAAATTCTATTTTCTTTGTATTCTTTCATTACAGAATCTTTCTTGATTAAACTATGACGCCATATTGTATTCCTTGGACAATCTTTTCCAGCTAAGATTTTGAAAGGCTCTTTATGAATTTTTAATTTTTTTGGTATTTCATTAATTTTTTCTACAAATGTCTTCTTAAATTTTTCAACAAATTCTTCATTCTCAAATGGAACTACTAATTCTTCATCTGGTTTTGCTAATTTCCACCATGAATGAAGAGCGTAATACCTATAGAAGATGTAATAGCTAATATCAATTAAAATAATATTCATATGTTCTTAGTTATTGAATCTAAAAATAAAGTAAATTTTATATCAATTTTTATTATATATTTAATTTTTCAAACATATTTCTTGCTATATGAATTAAATTTGAATTTTTTAATAATTGTTTACAAACACTATCTGAAATACCAAAAGAAAGCTCTATTTTACAGAAAAATTCTGCTAATTTCAAATTTTCCTTATACAAAACTTTGTTAACTTTATAAATAAAATTTGCGTCTAGATTTATTTTATCATTTACTAAATTATTTGTTAATTCTGCTAATTTTTGTATAGTATCTTCATTATATTTTACATATGTATCGTCGTTTATTACTTTACTACAAGTATTAATTAATATTTTAGATCCTTCTTTGTAATTTTTATTTTTAAATATTTCATTAAAAAACTTATAAATATTTTCTTGCTCTTCTTTTGTAATTTCTCCAATAATTCCATAATCTATAATACCTAATCTTTTAGGATTATCTAAAAATATTATATTACCTGGGTGTAAATCACAATGAAATGTTCTATTAAATAATATTGATTTAAATGAAAAATTTACTAATTGTTCTAAATAATTATCTTTATCTTCTTCTTCTATTTCATTTAATTTTTTTCCATCTAGATAATCCATGACAATAATTTTGTTATTATTTTTTGTAAATTCTTCATATACATATGGTATTTCTATATAGTCAGTATGTTTATTATTTTCATAAAAAATTTTCATATTTTCTACTTCAAACATAAAATCTAATTGTTTTAATAATAATTCTTTATTAGAATAAAATATATCATCTATATAGTAAAATTTAAATAATGAAAAATATTTTAATACTTTTATTATTTTTTCATATTCATTAAGAGCATCATAAATTTTTTTTCTAATATTATTTTTTATTACTTTTATTACAATTGTTTTATTATTCATTTTTGCTTTATATACAATTCCAATTATTCCAGAATTTATTATCTCTAATGTATCTAAATCTATTTTTAATTCTTCATTTTTCTCTCCTACTTTATTTAATTCTTCATTTAATTCATCATATAATTCACTAATTTTATAAGGCACTTTATCTAAAAATTTTTTTAAATATTCACTTTGTTTTTCATTAAATATATTTGTATTACTTCCTATACCTTGAAAAATTTTAATATAAAAAATATTATCTTTTGATAATGTTTCTACAAAATCAATAAGAAGTCTATTTTTATCAAAAGTAAATAGAAAATTATAAAATGATGTTATGCCTCCTTTTAATAGTGAAAACACTAATTTACTCATTATTATTATTATAAGTTTTTTCTATAAATATTTTAAAATTAATAAATATATTTTTCATTAAATTACCAATTATATTTTCCATATATTTTGGTAAATCTTCTTCCATTGTCATTTTGAATTCATAAGAAACATCATAAATATTGTTTTCTCTCTCTTCTATTTTTAAATAACCAAAATCATTTTTGATACAGTCAAATCCGATTTGAGAATTATATGGTATACTATAATTTTTAATATAATAATTATTATTCTCTCTTAATAACAAACTTTTAATATACATATATTTTTGTGATAATCCTAATTCTTTTCCAAAACGTTTAAATACATATAGTAAATCTACTTCACTCTCAGAAATATTATTGATAATTTCAACTCTCTCTATTACATCTTTATTTATTGTACCAATCAATTTAAATAAATTGGTATTTATTAATTTTGATATGTCTAAATTATTTTTATTCATTAATTCTAATTTTATAGAAAAGTGATTTGTATCTATTTTTTTTAAAATAATATTATCATTATTATCTTTATTCATTTTATTAATAAAAATAATATATTTAATATGTATTAACTTATTTTTGTTTTTTATAATTAATTATTTATATATTAATATATCAAAGCAATTACATAATAAAGTTATATTATATTTATTTAAATAATTAATTTATGGTTTGGTCAGTGTAAATGCGTGTTTTTTATTTTCAATTCTTCATTCCATTTTTTAAAATTGGACATAAAAAAATGTCCATTTTTTATTTTTCGATTTGAGAATTGCAAAAAAATGAAAAAAATGAGTTTACACCATAATGGTCTATTTTATAATTTTGAATTTTTAAAAGTGTTACTGAACTTTTTATTTTTTCTTTGTAAAAAATATTTAGGAGAATTTTTATGTATCATTATATAAAGAATAATGATACAAAATAATTCGCAAAAATTCTCAAAAAAATTTTATTGCGAAAAATGTAATTATTACAGTAATAAAAAAGGAGATTATAATAAACATTTACAAAGCAAAAAACATAATGATACAAATGATACATTAAATGATACAAAAAAATTCACATATAAATGTAAATGTGGTAAAATATACAAGTATCATTCTGGCTTTTATAGACATAAAAAGATATGTAATTTTGAAGAAACTAGCACTATTATAAAAAATGAAAATAAAGATGAAATCAAAGAATTAGTAATTAAATTAATACAAGAAAATAATGAAATTAAAAATACTTTGTTAAAAGAAAATCAAGAGTTAAGAAATCAAGTAAAAGAGCAAAATAAACAGATTAATATTATGGTTCCAAAAATAGGTAATAACAATAATAGTAATAATACTACTATAAATCATAAAAATAAATTTAATATTAATGTATTTTTAAATGAAAAATGTAAAGATGCTTTGTCATTAGATGAATTTATAGATAAGATTGAAGTTTCTATGAAAAACTTATTAATAACAAATTAAATAGTGCAAACACATGGTATAAGTAATATTATAATAGAAAATATGAATAAACTATCATTATATGAAAGACCAATGCATTGCACTGATAAGAAACGAGAAACTTTATATGTAAAAAATAATGAATGGGAAAAAGATGATAATAAGGAACATATAAATAAAGCATTAAAGAAAGTTGAATCAAAACAATTAAAAAACTTGAATGTATGGTTAGAAGAACATCCTAATTATATGAATAATCCAAGTGAACAAGAAGAATTTGCAAAGTTGATGAGTGAATGTGGTAAATCAGTTGAAGATGGAAGAGAGAAAATAATAAAGAAATTATGTGATAATGTATATTTGGAAAAAACGGAATAAAGATAAAATTAATAAAATATATATTTTTTATATATTATGAATACTTTAGCAAAATTTTATAATGAAAAAAAAATATCTAATTTTGATGAAGGATTTTCTCAGCAAGTAGAAGAACAAACAACTTTTTTAAAAAATATTGTTAATAATCCATCAATTAAATATGTAATGGAAATTGGTTTTAATGGAGGGCATTCATCAGAATTATTTTTATCTTCAAATAAAAATATTCAAGTAGTTAGTTTTGATATAGGTGAACATAATTATGTAAAATTAGGAAAAGAATTTATTGATAAAACTTATCCAAATCGACATGAACTTATTATAGGTAATAGTTTAGAAACAGTTCCTTATTATTCTACTAATGTAAATAAAAAATTTGATATAATCTTTATAGATGGGGGTCATATGTATGATGTTGCAAGAGGAGATATAATAAACTGTAAAAAATTAGCTCATGATAAAAGTATAGTAATTATGGATGATACTATTATAAATCATGATTGGTTAAGACATTGGAATCTTGGTCCTAATCGCGCATGGAAAGAAGCAAAAGAATGGAATATAATAAAAGAATTAGGGAGTGTTGATTATTCTTCAGGAAGAGGACAAAGTTGGGGATACTATAATTTATAATTTTATTCAATTATTTTAAAATTATAAATCTTAAATTTCTAATGTGTCGATATTAAATATTTTGGCACTCTTATTTATTTCTTTTTTACCAACAACAAATCTATCAAAATATTTATTTTTTAATTCTTGAGAGGGAATATGCATATGAACTTTTCTAGCAATCATTTTATATAATTTAAAATCTGGATATCTCTCTTCACCATCATTTTTATATAAGACATTTCTACCTTTGTCATCTTTACACCAATTAATTATAATTTTATGTATTGTAGATTTAATTTTATCAATATTATCATATAATTCATAAATATAATCCAACATCGAACATCCTAATCTACATAAATCAAAACTTGGGTTTGGTTGAATAATTGGCTTTTCATTATCATAATAAGGTTCAAAGTTATATTGTGTAGCAGCATCACCATCTTTATGAAAGCTATCACTACACATTAAATGATTTTTGTATTTGTATATTGCTCTACCAAAATCAATAATTTTGAAAATTTTACCGAAAGTTTTAACCTTATAATGTTTATCATTATATTTGTAATATAAATATTTTTTTTCAGTTTCAATATACATAATGTTATTTGTATGTAAATCATTATGTGTAAAATCAAAAAGTTTTTGATATGTTATGAGAATCATTAGAATTTGTATAACAATACATCCTAATTCTTCTTCATTAACAATATCTTCAACTAACAAATAATCTAGTGTATTTTTACATTGTTCTAATGCTATAATTTGAATTGGAAACTTATCTATTGAAACAAATATATCTTCCATTTCACTGGAAGAAGATTCAGAACTTTCTCCTTCTTCTTGATCATCATTGCTTTCCGATTCTTCATTTGTAATCGATGAACGAGAAGAACATGAGGAAGAAGATGAAGAATTAGATTTACTTTTACCAATTTCACGAACTTTCAATGATAATGTTTCAAATATTAATTCCTTTTGTTGACTTATATTATCTTCATTATTAGATTCTAATATATTATCAACTATATCATCAATAGTATCAGTGTTATCAGTGTTATCAGTATTATCAGTATTATCAGTATTATCGGATATATCTATACTATTATCAATATTAATAGTTTTATCATTTTTTTCATCATTCATATCGATATCAAAATCATTCATATTAATACTTGAAAAATCTTTTTCTAAATCATGATATACAGTTTTTTGATTATTTAACTCTTCAATATTCATTAATTCAGTTTCATCATCATCAAATTCTAATCTTTTTTTGTTATCGCGAGAATTATTATTTATTATACTTTCATAATCAGGATTCAAAAAATGGAAAAAATTATTAATATTTTTATAAAAAAAGTCTTTATCTTCTAAAAATTCCATATCATCGCAAATATCAATTATGTAATTATTTTTAATTCCTAGAAAAGATCCATAGAAGTCTATACCGTGTAAAAATCCATAATTATTATATAATTGTGAAGATAAGTATGAGAAAAATCCATCAACATATGAACAATTATTATTATCTCTTATTTTTTCTAAAACACTGTTATCAATTAATTTTGGTAATTTATATATATTTTCATCGTTAACATCATATTTACCAGCTAAAAATTTAATAGGATCTAATAAAGGACTCAGTTTGAAAAATAATTCAGTTTCATGGATATTATTTGTTTCAGTATCTTCATATTTTATTTTGTATTTATTTTCTGATACTTTTTCAGTTATTTCTGTAATACGTTTTTTATTATTCAAATTAATTGAGTTAAAATTATTTTCATTCAAGGAAAAGAAATTTTCGTATAAAGGAATATAATTTTGTGGATCATCTACATTGAGTAATTCTTTATTTCTGAAATTGCTAAAAAGAATCTCATTATTATTTTTTTTGTAGTTTAGATTCATTAATCAATAATTATTAAATATTTTTTAAATTAAAAATTTTATCTTAATTAATTTATTAATTAATTTTATTTTTATGTTTTTCGTTAATATAAAAACAATAATATATAATAAATTATTATGAGTTTAGAATTAAAGAAATTTGATATGAAAAAAATTACTTTTAAACCAGATGAAAATAAGGGACCTGTAATTGTATTAATTGGTCGTCGTGATACTGGAAAGAGTTATTTAGTTAGAGATTTACTTTATTATCATCAAGATATTCCTATTGGAACTGTTATATCTGGAACTGAAGCTGGAAATGGTTTCTATGGTAGTCATGTTCCCAAATTATTTATTCATGAAGAATATAATACAGTTATTATTGAGAATATATTAAAACGTCAAAAAACAGTCCTAAAAAGAGTTAAACAAGACTTAGAAAATTATAGAAAAACTTCTATTGACCCTCGTGCATTTGTTATTTTAGATGATTGCCTTTATGACAATACATGGTCTCGTGATAAGATGATGAGACTTTTGTTCATGAATGGACGTCATTGGAAAATCATGCTAGTGATTACCATGCAATATCCTTTAGGCATTCCACCGACACTCAGAACTAACATTGATTACGTCTTCATTTTAAGAGAACCATATATCGCAAATCGAAAGCGTATTTATGAAAATTATGCTGGTATGTTTCCAACTTTTGAGGCATTTTGTCAAGTCATGGACCAATGCACAGAAAATTATGAGTGCTTGGTAATCAATAACAATGTTAATTCTAATAAATTACAAGACCAAATATTCTGGTATAAGGCGGAACCACACAAAGATTTCAAGTTAGGTTCCAAAGAATTCTGGGAAATGTCTAAGAATCTTGGCTCAGATGATGAAGATGAAATGTATGACCCAAATTCAGCATCAAATAATAAGCGTAAAGGTCCCAAAATCAATGTAAAAAAGAACAAATGGTAATACTATTTATATAATAACTATCTATTTTTCTTTTATAAATTCGTTTTTCAAATATAAAAGTGCTTCGTTATATTTGAAACAAAAATTATAAAACAAAATTATTTAAAGAAATAACAATAAATAATATTATAAAAATGACTTCTCTCAATATTGTTGATTTAATCACAAATAATCCAATTACAAAACTAAATGAAACACATAATAATATTTTATTAAATAAGGTAAAAAATACTTTCAATGAGTCACAGCAACAATTATTTATAGCAAGTTTTTATAGCTATTTAAATTATAATAAAACAGATGATTATATTGTGGATTTAGATGATATTTGGAAATGGTTAGGTTTCAATAGAAAACTAAATGCAAAATCATGTTTAGAAAAAAATTTTACACTAGGAATTGATTATAAAAATTCGCTTTCCCTGCAGGGAAAGCAAACAAATATTGAAATTAGTAATAAACAAAATTTTGCTACCGCGCCTACGGTAGCAAAAACTACAGGAAGTGGTGGTCATAATATTGAAAAATTTTATTTAAATGTAAAAACCTTTAAATCGTTATGCTTAAAAGCTCAAACAAAAAAAGCAGATGAAATTCATGAATATTATATTAAATTAGAAGAACTTATTCAAGAAGTATTAGAAGAAGAAGCAACAGAAATGAAAAATAAATTATTAATAAAAGACAACATTATTAAAAATGCAAATCAAGATAAATATAAAACTATTGAAAAAACTCTTGTATCTCAATTTCCAGTAAATACAGAGTGTATTTATTTTGGAACTATTGATAATACAAATGAAAAAGGAGAAAAATTAATTAAATTTGGACATAGTAATAACCTTCCTTTAAGAGTTCAAGACCATCATAAAACATATAATAACTTCATTCTTCGAGATGTTTTTAAGGTTCATAATAGACAAGAAATAGAAAATACAATAAAAGCATATTCAAAAATAAAAAATCATATCCGAACTATTGAAATAAATGGAAAAAATAAGAATGAAATATTAGCATATGATGAAACCTATTTTACTATTAATCGTCTTTCAAAATACATTAAAA